GTTTAAGAATGATCGACGAGGCTGGTGATAAAGCTGCTTTAACAGCTAAAATTAATAAAATCGAAGAAGAAATCGAAGAGGCTCACCAAATTAAATCTGCTATTCCAACAAACATTAATCAATATGTAGATACAGAAATTATTGGTGATTTGATGGACGATATGGATAATAGTATTGCTGAACTTGAAGCTAAGAAAAAAGAGCTTGAAGAACAATTAAAAGCAATGGATAAACCAGCTAAAGAAGTAAAACCTTCTAAGGCTAAGAAAGAAGAAAAATCTGCCAAAAAGAAATAAAATGATCAAATTAACAAATTTAGTAGAAGGCTTAGACCCAATAGGGAAAGAAGATAAAGACATCAACAATGATGGTAAAGTAAATAAGACAGATTCTTATCTTGCTAATCGTCGTAAAAAGATTGCTGTAGCTTTAGTTAAAGAAACTCATTTAACTTGGCCTAAAACTGAAGATCATGAAGCCACAATGGCTAAAAGCGAATTAAGAAGTATGGTAGAAAATGCTTCTAAAATTTATAAAATGATTGAACCAAACCAACAATTACCAGGTTGGGTATCAGCATATATTACTTTAGCTTCAGATTATATGAATAGTATAGAACAATATTTGACTGAAGAAACTAGCGAAATGGAAAATAATGGAGAATATTAAAAAAATATTATTAGAAAAATATATTAAAAAAGCAATTAAACAAAGATTGCAAGAGGAAGAGCAAGCAATTAAGCGTGCTGAGAAATCTCTATATTTAATATATCGTTTTCCTAAATTAAAAGATGCTGTTGAATCAATAATGTCTCCTTCATTTAGTAGATATTTAAGCAGTGTCACTGTTGTTTCTCCAAAACCAACAACACTCAATATTGAATTAATTAATGGATTAGATTTTCAATTAGTATATTCAGGTGGTACTTTTATAGCTAAAGTAGCAGGTAAAAGATATGATTTAGCTATGGGTAGTGCTACAGATAGAGCAAGCCAAGCTATATCAAATTTATTATCATTATCTCCAGCACTTAAAGAAGATGCAAACGCAGCAGCACCTGCAGACGCAGCAGCAGCTCCAGAACCTCCTTCAACACCAGATGCTGGTGAAGCAGCATTTAATGATTTAGCCGGGGCTGAAACACCAGCTACTCCAGAAACTCCTCCAACTGAAGAAACACCACCAGCAGAAGCATAATATGACAGTTATAGATAAAATATTAAATGAGTGGTCATTTCGTTGCCATGATGGGATTGTTGATTTAAACAATCCTAAAAAGCTATCTATTTTACAAGAAATAATTAATGAAATAGAATTAGAAGAAGCTATGTTATCGTTAAATACAATTAAAAAACGTCCTGATCAATTTGTTGATATTTTTTATAGTCCAGAACCATTTAAATTAGGTTCTAAAGGTGAAGAAGATTTCATAGCAGACTATATTGTTGTAAATAACGAAACATTTTTTGCAGATAAACCAGAAGAAAAATCTAATCTGATAGGAGCTATTAGAAATGTTAGTAATGCTCGTAATGTAAAAATTATAGGACAATTAAATGGTCAAGAAACATCAATAAATGTAAGTACAATTTATAAATCATCTAATTTAGGTGGTCAAACATCAGGTGGAGCTGGAGTATCTAATGAAAAAGAATTAGTAGATGCTATTAATAATTTTGTAGAAGAAAATGGTGGTCCTATAAATGTTAAGTTTGTTGATGAAAAAGGAAAAGAAATTTTTATTTCTGATGTTTCAAAAGCAGAAGGTATGGGGGTAAAAGGTAGTAAATTAGGTTTTAAAGGAGATGTATCATTAACAACATCAGAAGGTGAACAAAACATATCTGTAAAAAAAGACGGTCCTTATTGGTGGAGTAGTGAAAGAAAAAATTTTAATGATTTGTTGAATAAATTTATTGAGGGTGGACAAAAAGGTGAAATACCTAAGTTACAAATAAAACCAAACCCACTTCAACCTAAGGTACTAGATATGGTAGATCCTGAGGATGAAAGAAGATATGGAAGAATATTCATACTTAATTACCCAGGAATAGAAGAAAATTTAGAAAATATTACATTTGGTCCTGATAAAGCTAAAATAGTACAACGTTCATTTTCATCAACTGATTATAGTCTTGAAAATGGTATTTTAACCATTAAGACTACTAGAAATATGAATGATAAAGATGATTTACAACCTGACGATATGCCTATTATATCAATTGCACGTCATGAAAATCAAAAATACGGAATTGATTTTAGAACAATTCCCTTAAAACAAGCAAAATTAGAACCAACTAAAGGAGGAAAAACTTTAGTTGTTGATTATAATAAAACTCCAACATTACAATAAAATTTAAAAATATGAAAAAACAAATTTTAAGCGAACAATTCCTCAGAATGCAGAAATTAGCAGGAATTATAACTGAAGGACAGTTAAATGAAGAAAAAATTCCATTTTTTCATCTAAACCAAGTTCTAACTCCTTTTGGTATGGATAAACCTAAAGCAGATCAGATGGCTGATTTAAAAGTAGGTTTAATTGTTTTACCTAAAAGATATTATAAAGACGAAAGCGAAATTAAATCTTCTGTTGGTAAAATAACTAAAATTGAAGGAGATAAAATTACTGTTGAAAAAGTTAATGGTGATATAGAAAACAGAAATATAGCTGATGTAATACATCTAATTGATGGTGGTTACCGTTTCTAAATAACCTAACATATAGACAGATTCATAGCCTGTCGCATCGAAACAACACTAATGCAGCTGTGGCGCACTCAAAAGGTGCGCCCTCTCTTTTTTGGTAATGGCAAAACAAAATAGTATATTTAATAATTAAGAAAAATTTATGAGAGAATATCAAAATTCATTTAGACAAACACAGGAGCTGTTTGATACTCCTAGATCAACATCAAGGATTATAAGAACAAAACCAGAAAAACAATATAAAAACATTGTTATTATTGGTGCAGGGGTAGCAGGTATTAACGCTGCTACTAAATTAGTAGATAATGGATATCCTGGTGAATTTATTACTATTTTAGATAAAGGAAACGACCCAATTAATCGCTTACCTGAAGAAGTAATGACAGGTATGTTAGGTGCTGGTGGTTGGAGTGATGGTAAATTGACGTATCACACTGAAATTGGTGGTCAATTAGCTAAGTATTGTGGTGAAGAAAAAGCAATGGAATTGATGGATCAGGTCATTTCTAATTTTAGACGTTTTCACCCAAAACCAGAAGAAATATTCATGTCTGATCCACAGGAAGAACCTGAATTTATTAAGCCATATTTTGGTTTAAGAATGTTCCCTGTATGGCATATTGGATCTAATTTCTTACATGAGATTGCTAAAACATGGTATCAATATTTACTAGATAAAGGTGTTACATTTAAGTGGCAATATGAAGCTGTACCTAATTTTGAAAGTAATACTGTTACAGGTCTTATTACAGATAAAACTCATGCTTTTCAATATAAGTATGATGAATTAATATTTGCAGTAGGAAAATCTGGTATTGATCTTGCTCAACATTTATCAAATCAATATGAGTTACCAACTGAACCTAAATCAGTACAGATTGGTGTTCGTTTTGAAGCACCACAAAAATATTTCCAAAAACTAATTGATGTATCTTACGATTTTAAACTTTACCAGAAATTTGATAATGTTTCTTTACGCTCATTCTGTACTAACAATAATGCTGCTTATGTTGCTGTAGAGGAAACATATGGTGATATTAGTTATAATGGTCACGCTAAGAAGGGTGAAGAATTTAGAAATAATATGACTAATTTTGGTATCCTGATGGAAATCAAAGGTATTGAAGATCCATTTGCATGGTCAAGAGATGTAGTACAAAAATTACAAATCAAAGGAACTGGTACTTATTATTCACCAAACAAAACTCGTAAACCAGGAACTACATCAGAAAATAATACAGTATCTGCTATACAAGTAGATACAATGGATGTTTTATTTAATGCTTTGGGTGAAGAATATGCTCAATATATTGAGGATTTTATTACCAATATGCAGATAGTATTTCCAAAAATGAAAAATGATTGGGGAATATATATGCCTGAGGTAAAATATCTTTCTCCTGAACCATTAGTTAACTATAATGATTTATCTCTAACAACATATCCAAATGTACACTTTGTAGGAGATGCACTATCAGCTCGTGGTATTACAGTATCAGGTGCACACGGAATTTATGTAGCAGAATCACTTTTAAAATAAAACAATGACAAAAAGAATAAAAACAGCAGACGGTAGTATAGTATACTATCTAGATGGAAAAATGCATAACTGGGATGGTCCCGCTTATATTCCCCAAGGTAATAAACGCGCCGCCGAGTATTGGTTATTTGGTTTTCAATTTACCAAAGAACAATGGGAAGATAGAAAAAAGGATGGCAATGGCCAGCCATTTCACAAAACAGCAGCAGGTAAAGCAGCAGGTGCTAGAGTTTAGGCAAGATAAAGTTCATACATTTAAGTATGGAAGAGAGAAGAGGTAGACCTAAAGAAACACAACCAGTAGATCAACCTCGTAAATTCAGTAGAGTTTACGAGGATGACAATACTGTCGAGACGTGGAAATATAATTTGGATAAATTTGACAAAGGACCAATTGAGGTAGACATCAAATATAAACCAGGTGCTGAAAAGCGTTTGAAGCAACAAGTTAAAGAAGCTTTACAGCAGAAAAAAGTAGCACGTCAAATGAAAAAGATAAACGAAAGAAATAAAAAATGAGAATAGGATTAGCAGGAACAATGAGTGTAGGTAAAACTACATTAGCTAAAGCATTAGGTGAAACTGATCAATTTAAAGATCATGTTGTACAAACTGAACGTAGTAGATATCTTAGTGGGTTAGGTATTCCATTAAATACAGATTCAACATTACCAGGTCAATTTATATTTTTAGCAGAACGTGCTAGTGAATTATTACAACCTAAAATTATTACAGATCGTACAATATGGGATGTGTGTTCATTCACTTTATCGTCAAAAACTATAGGAGGTTGGGAAAAGCGTTCATTTGTTGAAGCAGCTATGCATCTTCGTGGCTATTATGATTTAGTTATTTATGTATCACCTAATGGTGTTGAGATGGAAGATAATGGTATTCGTGAAACTGATTTAGAATATCGCAGAAAAATAGATGTAGCTATACAATTATCATTAGATGAGTTTAAACCTAATAAATTAATTAAGGTTGAAGGTACAACTGAAGAACGCATCGCTACAATTTTGCAAAATCTTTAATATTTATACGTATAAAATTATGAATAACGATACTATGAAAAAATCTGAATTGCAAGATATTATCCGTGAAGCACTACTTGAAGTAATTGAAGAAGGTGCTGCTGAGGATAAAAAAGCACAAGATATGGCATTAGCTGCTGAAAAAGCTCAAATAGCTGCTCTTAATAAGAAAAAACAAGAATTAAATGCACAACAAGTAACTCCAGCAGATAAACCAGGAAAAGATGCAGAAATTAATGCTGTTAATAAAAATATACAAGCAGCCCAAACTAGAGTTAATAGATTATCAAAGCCGGGTGTAGCTTCAACAGAATTGGATGAAATGGCAAATGTTGGTGTTAGATACCAATTATCAGATGATGTTACTGATGAGCAAATTGCAGGTTTTTCTGGTAAAAAAGCTAAAATTTTAGCAGCTATTCAAGCAGCAGGATCAGCAGTTTCAAAAATGAATGTAGCTGGTGAAATGGGTTATGATAAACAAAACCCAATCAATAAAGATTTTATGGAATTAGTTGATGCGGGTATTATTGTTTCTTCATCAGAACAAGCAGCACCACGATTAACAAACCCAAGACCAACCCCAGCAGCATCTACAACATCAACCGGTGATGAAGAATTATATTACAACCCACGAGGTAGAAGAGCAGGAGCTGGTAGTATGTTTACTTCACGTGAATTAGATTCACTAGGAATATCAGGTCAAGAAGAAATGTCAGATGACGATGTAGAAGCAGCATTCGCAGCAGCTAAAGCTTCAGGAGAAGAACCAGAACCTGAAATGACAAGTGTTAGTAGATCAAAATCAGCATCTACCATCTCAGATGAAGATTATCAAGATTGGATGGAATATTCAAAATTATCTGATCGTTTAAGAAGTGTTAAATCTAATCTATTAAAAACAAAAAGATATAGAAGTACACCTGGTGATATTAATGACGTAGGTAGTACAGCTAGAGAAATTAAAGGTTTAACTGATTTAAAAGCAAGTTTAGAACAAAGAATTGATGCTTTAGTTGCTAAATCAGAATATTTACAAAAAGATATTGCTAAAAAAGCAGGTAAAGAATACATTCCTGCTCCACCAATCGAAAATCCACTTGAGGATGAAGATGAAATGGATGATTTGAATGAAAATATTAAACATAGAATGCAATATTATGCAGGTATCAAAAAATAAAAATATGATGTTATTAATTAAGAAATGGTTACCAAAAATTGTTATAGTAGTAGCTATTATAGCAATAGGTAGTGTATTGTTTGAAAAATGTAGTAGCAATGCTGATCATAAAGCATTTTTAGTTGAAATGGATAGTTTACATAAAGTAAATGATTCATTATTTGCTGAAATTAAAAAAGATGATGCTGTTATTGACTCATTGAATTATGTTAGTGAAGAGTTAACATATAAGGTAGAACACCAAAAGACAAAAGTAATTAGGATTGTTGAAACTATTGAAGTAGAAAAAAACAGAGTTGATACTTTTACAGAACATGAATTAATTAGTTCATTCAATACTCGCTACCCTAAAGACACAATAACTAATCCATTACCTTTAGCACAACCAGTATTAGTTGCTGCTGCTAAAGATTTAGTAGAATTGGATGGTACTAAACAAATTATCGTATTAAAAGATAGTACTATCACCACATTAGAAGCAAAAATAACAGTTAAAGACAATATTATTACTGGATTTGAAAATAAAGAAAGTAAATATAAGTTGATTTTAACAAATAAAGATAAGGAAATTGCAGGTTGGGAAGATCAATATAATCAAATTGATTTGCAATTAAAGAAATTAAAAGCAAAATCTAAATTTCAACGTATAGGAAGTTATATAGTAATTGGAGGTTTAGGTTATCTAATGTTAGTTAAATAAGTGCCCCTCCTATAATAGTATTGTAGGACCGACCCCAACGTAAGTTGGGGTTTCTTTTATATATTTATATACAACAATTAGTATATGAGCGATCAAAATATAAAGGACATAATTAAACAGGAATACATTAAATGTGCTTCTGATCCTGTCCATTTCTTTAGAAAATATTGTTTTATCACCCACCCAATTAAAGGTAGAATTTTATTCCATCTATACCCTTTTCAGGAAGATGTATTAAAATCCTTTAGAGCAAATGACTACAACATTATTAATAAATCTCGTCAGTTAGGTATCTCTACTTTATGCGCGGGTTATGCTTTATGGTTAATGTTATTTCATAAAGACAAAGCAATATTGTGTATTGCAACTAAGCAACTAACAGCACAAAACATGGTTGAAAAGGTTCAATTCATGTATAATAACTTACCTTCATGGTTAAAAGGTTCTAAACCAGTAGCATCAAACCAAACATCACTAAAACTATCAAATGGTTCGTTTATTAAAGCAACCTCTGCTTCTAGTGATGCTGGCCGTTCATTTGCAGTATCTTGGTTGATTATGGATGAGGCTGCGTTTATTGAGGGTATTGATAAAATATATACCGCAATTAAACCTACAATCTCAACGGGTGGTGGTTGCGTAGCATTATCTTCACCAAATGGTGTAGGTAACTGGTTCCACAAAACTTGGGTTGAAGCAGAATTAAAGAAAAATAGTTTTGTTCCTATTCAATTAAAATGGGATGTTCACCCTGATAGAGATAATGCTTGGGTTAAGAATGAAAAAGAAAATATGACTGCAAGAGATTTTGCGCAGGAATATGATTGTGACTTCTTAGGCTCAGGAGCAACAGTAATTGATCCAGAAACATTAGAATATTATGAAGGATTTATAATGGATCCTGTTGAACGTCGTTTTATGGGGGGCGATTTTTGGATTTGGCAATATCCTGACTACAATAAAAATTATATTGTATCAGCCGACGTTGCCCGTGGAGATGGAAGTGACTATTCTGCATTCCAAGTTATTGATTTAGAAGCATGCCAACAAGTGGCTGAGTTTAAATCCCAAATAGGTACACGTGAATACGGAAACATGTTAGTATCAGTAGCTACTGAATATAATAATGCGCTTTTAGTGGTGGAAAATGCTAATATTGGTTGGGATGTTGTAAATACTATTATAGACCGTGA